ATTTTGATAAAAGGATTGATATTTTGTGTATTATTTAATGCAGCATTATCTTCTTTTTCCGTGAAGCCTGAACAAGGCTCATGTTGCGACGACATTGAAGTACCTATTGAACCCATTGAGTTTAGTGCCAATGTGCAGGGAAAAGGTAAGACTAAGAACTCATATCGAGGAGCTGCTCCACGAGGCAAACGCACTGGTAGTAAGAAGAAAGTGTATAATAACATTTCACCAGGCGGATCCGAACAGGATGCCGATGCAGATCCCGAATATGAAGAGCCATTTGATGCTTATGTAGGAGCGTATGAAGATGCCCACGACCCAAGGAAGTATATTCCCCGTCGTTTTCAAGGACAATCAAATGTAGCTTGCCCACCGGCAAGAGCTGGTGAATCGAATTTACGGAATAAGATTAGTAGGTCGAAGCGGCCAATAACGGCGCCTCCCCATGAAATTTTGAAATATGTTGAAGAGATGAAAAAGGTCTATGGACCCGGTAAGAAATTAAAACCGCAATCTTTCAACGTAAGTGATTTATCCGGATCGATTTACAAGTTCTACCGTGTGGAAGGAGAACGTACTACTTACCTGTGTACAGGAACACACATCGGAGCGAAGATGTGGGTAGTATTGCATTCTTTATCGGAGGACATGTCAGTTTCATATCTGGCAGTGAATCATGTCAGAACTATTGTTTTCAAAGCAAGTGACATGAAAGTCTTCGGTGAGCATTTGGCTTACTTTCCTTTTCAAGGAGTTAGATCCGCATTTCCAAACTCAAAGTTGAAGAAACTTGAGGATGCAGCTGTAGTTACAGTTCTTGGATTTGGTCATGGAGAAACAAGCACACCAGATAGTATTACTGGTTTTGCTAGTCCCCTTGGATGGTGTAATGCCCCAACTAGAGATGGTGATTGTACCTCTCCAGTTTTGGATGTTAATGGTTTCGTAGTTGGTTTTTGGACCCACGGAATTGAAAAACATTTGCTCAGTAGTGAAAGTTTTGGTCGTTTTGAACCTGTTACGGAAGAAATGATCCTCATTGCTAAAGATGCACAACCCGATGTTCATGTAGGGTTGGATTTTCAGTTGCGCCCCCACTCCCCCTAAAATTGGCAGAGAGAAACGCCGAGTTTTGGCGTAGATACCCGGAAAGGTATGTCTTGCCCGGAGGTCACCAAAAATTTTGGTCTAATGCATATTGTTCAGAAATGCATATGAAGTGGTTGAATGATAACTACTTTGAGTTTGTGGGGGGCTGCAAACGTTTTCCCGTCTGTAAGAATCGACGGGGTTTTGATCCACAAGTGAAGATGTTTTATGATAAAGAGAACATCTGTTTTCCAAAGGAATGGGATTTGCCGAAACCAAATTTAACAGCTGCTTATAAGTCGCTGGCTAAGTACGCAAAACCATTTATTAATATGCCACCTGATCAGATTTATTGCTTGAATAAGGCACATGATTGGATGTCAAGGCATTTTGGACCCTATATGCGAGATGCAAATATAGTAACACTTGATGAAGCTATCAGTCGGTTGGATATGAGTTCAACTTGCGGTAGTCCTTTTAATGAGGAATTTAAGACGAAAAGTGATCTGTTTGAGGGTGATCCCCATATCAAACAGTGGTTAGAAGATGATTGGAATCGTCTCGCCACAGATCCGGATTGGACCTGTATCTTTTCCTCCTCGCTTAAAGAAGAGTTGAGGCCAATAGTTAAGATTGAAGAGAATTCTCTTAGAACTTTTGC